TGCTCTGGTTGCGTAGGCTGTTGTGGCGCGGGGGGCTGTTCTGGTGTTTCGTAATATTCTGGCGGACGAGGAAGTGGCTTTACTTTACTCTCCAGGTTAGATAAGTTTCATAATAAGACGGTTTGCGTGTAGCTTCAGCGTTCCGATAAAATGGATTGGAAGTGTAATCATACGAACAGCCGCCACCGCCCCAGCCGCCAAATCCATAATCTGAGAGGGTATAATCTGGCAGATAGGCTGGCTGCCAACCCGTATAAGGCTGCCCGCCGCCACTATCTGTGATTTCATACCACGCATTCCTTCTATAGGTTCCAGCTGTTGGGCGGTTTATATTCTGGACGGCTGATTTAGGCATTGGAAAATTAATTCCACCATTAGTTACTTTATAGGGATAATTGGGAATATTATATCCTCTAAGTACCAATTCTGATAGGACACCGCTTGTTGGCTTGGCAGCTGCCAGCGACCTGGCAAGTGCAGATTGACTCAACTGACTCTGAAAGGCTGAATTATAAGCATATTGATTTGTCGCAGGCGGAGTATAATATTGACCTGTAAAAGGTGCCATAAATGTATTTTGGAAAAACTGTTGCGCAGCTTGTCCAAAACCACTAAAAAACGATGTTACGGGGCTGGGCTTATTAGCGGCAAGCCATTGTTTTCTGAGTTCCGTCTCCATCTGTTGCAGATACTTTTCCTGTTCCAGCCTGGTCTGTTCGGCTTTACGTTCCCAATAGGATTGCTGTTGCCAAGATGTTGGTTGAGCAGTAGCAGTGGGCGCTGTTGGTTTTGGGGCAGTTGGTTTTGGGGTTGGCTTTTTAATTGGTGGATAATAATCATCATCGTTAATTCTTGGTTTTGGCATCTCAACCTCCGAATTGGCTCAATATTGACATTGTTTCAGGATGCTGCTGGGCGACCTGACTCAAGTTCTTGTCGCTCTTAATCAGTCCAGCCAGCATAGCTACGGCAGCATCAGCCGCTGGCAGATACCAGGCTTGTTCCAAGATAGTAAACTGGCCTTTGGTATTAGCCTTAGCCATCAGATAAATATCTGCAACCTGCATCACATCTAACATATTAACCCTCTTGTGCTTCTTGAGCCTCTCCTGTGGCGGGGATAGGCTGTTCACCCAGCCCTGGGATTGCTCCCGTTGTGATTTGAGATAGGCCGCCCATAGCAGGATTAAACTGTTGATTAGGTGCGGCAGCTCCAGCGGTCATACCAGCCAAGCGTTCTAAACCACCTGGCGCGGCTGAACCAGCCTGCTGCTCGGCTAATCGGCGTTGTAATTCTTGCACATAGGCGGCCATCTGCTGCGACTCCATTGATTGTTGTTGAACAGCCTGCGCTTGTTGCGCAGCCTGTTGCTGCATCATGGCCATCTGCTGTTGTTGAGCCTGTTGGGCTTGTTGGGCTTGTGCTTCCATTTCGGCGGCGATCTGCTTTCTAATCTCAGTTTCCATAGCCTTTGTAAAGTATTCCTGTGTCATCTGGCGCTCGAACATTTCTTGGGTAATTTGCTTGTCCATGTCCTTCGACTGGCCGATATTGAGAATGTTTTCGCGGATCCACGATACCGAAGCCAAGCTCTTGTCCACCATCATGGCGGCGGTGTTAGCTTGTTGTAACTTGTCTTGTGGCAGGCTCATATCCAGAGACACATCAATTATCAAATTCTCTGGGATTTCAATTGGGTCAATTTCAAGTTTGCCCTCTTTGGACAGGGCAGTCCGTTTCTTACCGCTATCACGAATCATCTGGAACATCAGCTCAAAGGCAGTACCGATGCCCCACCCGCCTGTGCGCTGGGTAGCCACAAGAGGCAGGCGTCCAGACTGGGAGAGCAGGGCAACCGTAGAATAAGCCTGATTAGCCACAGTAGGCCCGCCGAGAGTCTGTTTGTAGATGCTGGACTCTTCCATCATCTTGCCTAACAAGTCCATGCTATACAGCGTGTCTTTGTTGAACACATTAAATTCAGCGGGCTGGAAGTCCTCGCCAGGCCCCAGATGCAAGATGCCGCCTGGCACAGACCAGTCCACTTCCATTTCGGTTTCGCCAGGAACGGCCTGTTTGTGGATGAAGGTGGCGTTGGAAGCTACGGCGAACAAATTAGTGAACAATGCGGATAGCTGTAGGTTATGTCTATCCCACAGTTCACCCTTTTCGATGGTATATAAAAACGGCTGGAACTGTTTTTCGGGTTCTTCGTTCAGGCGTGAGCCTTCGCCGCCCTGAACCACGATTGGAATACAGGGCATATTGTGTTTTCCGCCGATAAGCGGCTCGTCCATACCTTCAACCCAAGCGTAATGTACATCCAAGTCCCAATAATCGTGATAAGTGGTGGTATCGGTGGGTGCGCGCTGTTCCCATTCTGGTAATCTGCCAAATTTTCCGAACAAATAGGCATAAGTTACGCTGGTTTGGCGGTAATAAGCCCGCAGTCCGTACTCATCAAACTCGGCAGAGCCACATTTAGGGTCAAGTGGCTCGAGTAAGTATGGAGTAGCCTTATTTATGTGTTCGTAACGTTTTCTGGCGGCTTTGGACATGTTTTTATTGGACTTTTGGGCTAAATTAAGCAGGTCATCGGTGTCGATGATAGCCAAATGGAACTGTCCATAGCGTAAAAGGGATGAAACGAGGTCATAATGCACGGGTTTTTGCATGATTCTGCCGCTTTGGTAGATGACGGCGTTGCACAGGCGTTCGATTAAGTCAGCTTTTTCGATTGAAGCGCGATCGTTTTTGTCAGAAGGCACGTTAATAATTGGGTCTGTGGCAGTTAACAGCCTCATTGCGCCCAAAAATTCATTGCGGGGCTCTGGAGAGATGGTAAATTTGAGATTTTTATTTTCGGGCTTGTTCTTCCACTCCATAAAAATCATCTCGTCCATCTTATCTTGCAGTTTATGCAAGTTAGAATAGCGGTTTAACAGTTCTTCGCCGTGGGCTTTAGCTTCGGATAGAGTTAGCATAATAATTAAATCCTTTCAAGTTGGGCAAAGGGAGACTTTTCAATCTTTGGCAGCTTCTTATGCCCCATATAATCGCGCACGTTAGACAGGGCATACCTAAGTGCGTCGTAGGAATTATGAACCAATATTCCATTTGCATAGAATTCATTGGCGTCTTCAACTTCCAGGTTATAGACCGCCTGATTTGCTTCTGCGGAGCTTCCCAGCACATACACGGGAGCAGCAGACGGTATCTGCATACTTATTGATGGAGAATATGCGTCCGCAGACAGGGCAGGTTCTTTCCTCGTTGTCGACCCCAGACTGTCTACGAGCTTTTGCTTTGCACTTTGCAGAACAGAATCTTGATTTCCAGACGACAAAATCGGCGACTTGATATGTTTTTCCGCATTGTTCACAAACCGCTTCTGTAGTTGGTCTATTCTTGAAGACTTCTTTTCCGTGTTCGACGTGCCAGTTATGTCCAGCTTCTGATTTATGCCAGCCACTTGCAAGCGGTCTAATTTCTTTTGCGTGCTCCCGTAACCACGCGAGCCTTTTTCCGACAACCCCGTGCCTTTCGGCGTGTTCATCAGGAGACAAACATTCAAGGTTTGAAATATCGTTATTAAGCGGGTTTTTATCTTTGTGATGAATAACGTAGCCTTCTGGTATTTCTCCGTGATAGAACCGCCAGATGTCTCTGTGCAAAAAATCCTTGCCGTTCTGTTTGTCTGTTCCGCCTGGGGTGTAATAGGATTTGTTCGCCCATTGCGGGCTGTTTGGGTATCGTCGGTATTTAGTGCCATTAAATTCGATTGTTTCGTTGCGTTGTTCCATACACTAATTATATCACAGTATCGCAGCGCGTCCAATCGCCTCCAACCATATCCTTCCACCCAAACGGGGTGATTTCCCGTTCCAATTAGGGAAGCGCCATTAGAAAATGAGACCTTAATAACGGGTGCCGAGGGAGACTCCATCCAAGAGTTTAGGACTTTTTTATATCCTTGTCTTGTAAGAACCGTATCTCCTGCAACGACTTTGTTAATCGGCACATCACCTCTGCCAGTCTTTACAATAGTTTCGGCGACGAGGCAGTGATCTTCCATGTGAGTGTCTACGTCTTCTTGTTTATTCTTGTCATACATTAAATGGCTCATTTGGTTGATAATATTTGGGCAGGTATTGAAAAATAAGATACCTGGCTGTCCGTCTTCCATAGGCATCAACAATCTATAAATTACTCGTTTCCCATTGAGACGATTATTATTGCCTTTGATAATTATACACCCATTGTCAACATAGGTTTTAGCTGCCGAAGTGGATGATTCATCGCCCCGATTGTTCCACATACTGGGGTCAGCGAAGCGGATGATATGCAGTTCCTCGTCAGTTGAGTTGTCCAGGATAAGGCGGGCTTGTTGGCGGTCGGTGAGTCCAGCCTTATACAACTCCTTATACACGACCACCCGTCCGTTATCTGGGTTGCGGGCAATCCACAGGGCACAGAAGGGAGCGTTAGTGCCGAAGTCAATCCCGACTGTGCGTGTCCAATAATCGGGGATTTCAAAAGGTTCTACAACGTGTTTGGCTTTATTAAAGTTATGGAATGCCAATCCCTTGAACACGTCCCAATCGCCTTCGAGCCAGGCGCGGCGCAGGTCTTCGGGTAATCCGCGCAGCATCATCCAGTAGTTTTCGTCCAGATGGTTATTATCGGCGGGCAGCGCTCTGACAAAGTTGAACTGGTCGGAGTATGGGCGCATTTCCTCAGGATAGATATGGTCGATGAAATAGTTTCTTGTCCACTCGTTCCCGATACCGTCTGGGTTAGAGCCTGCGATAAAGCGGGTATCGGGGAAGTTAGGCCAGCGGAGTGAACCCAAGATGATATTGAAAACGTCCACGGCATGTTCGGTCAGTTCGTCAATGGCTATCAGGGCAAACTCAGCCGACTTATATTTAGCGGTGTCATCAATGTTACGCAGGCAGATCACGCCACCGCCATACTCTTTGTTGATGTAATAGCCCAGCCCCAATGTCTTACCTTCCCGCAAAGTGCCCAGCCAATCGGGGAACTCGGAGACGATCTTGCTGATTTGGCGGTCGCGCAGTTTAGAATAGGTTTCGGTGAACAGTCCAGCGACCAGACCAGGGTAGCCATGATTAGACCAATATAAGAGCCAGCCGAGAGAAGCCCAGCGCAGCCAATAACTCTTTCCAGGCCCGCGGCTGCCCCCAAAGAGGGTGAAGCGGTATTTGAATAGTGAATCCCACGCCTCTTGTTGTTTAGGCGTGAAATTTGCCATCTTTGAGAAGTTAAAAGTTTCCGACACTATTCCTCTTGTTCCTCATCCTCTTCGATGGTCTCATAACTTGCATCGGTGATTTGGGCGGGTTGGACATTCTGGACGACAATATCATCATCGTCATCATCATCCCCCTTCCGCTTGACGGGCATATCAAAGATGATGCCCTTAGTTCCTTCCGACAGACCGATTTCGGTTACAGGCGGTTCGATGTAGCGTAACAATTTTATCAAGTTAGAGAGCCACTCATCGGCGCTAAACTCAAAATGTTTCCCTGGGCGGAGTCTGCCACGCCTATCAAAAGAGCCAGGCAGGAACACTTCGCCAGTAGTGATAATCTGGGCGATGGCGTCTGCCATAATGGCTTTACGTTTGCGACGGATGCGGTTATTTTCGTCAAGCGTATCGACTGTATCAACGCGGACTTCAAAGGCATCTTTAATTGCTTTAGCAAGAGACTTGGTAGTAGTCCCTCTACCAGTCTCTTTACGCATTTCAACCATTGGGCCTGGTTTAGTGCCTTTGACAAACCTCCCCGTCTCCTTATCTTTCAGATAGCCAGACTTATCGTAATAAGTTCCAGGTGGTGGTGTAGGCAGGTTATTATTATCTGACAATTGTTCTCCTCCACAAACATTATACATAGGCATTATATCACAAATTATGGATTAAAATAGGGACATCTAAGCCTCCTTTTTGAATGGCAAGCCAGCACTATTAAATCAAGTGCTGGCTTGTCTGATATTCCTTACACTTACAGTGGGCTTCGCACCAGGATGCTTTACTATAAAAGTCGGTCGGGGCTGGAATGAACCCAAACCCCGACCATTCTGCCGTACGGCGACCAGGCGTCCCTGGGAAAGACAACCAATCTAAAGAAAGGCTGTAAACTTATTATAGCAGATATTTTGCGAATTGCAAATTAAAATTTGACCTCTCCGCCTATATAGTTCGGCTTTCGCTGGGGTCTTAGACTTTTGCCCCCGATTGCAAAAGGACAGATGGGCCTTTTGTCAGCGGAGAGGAACCTTTAGTCGACGCCATCTGACGTCCACCTTCACAATAGTGAATTGATACTATTATACCACACCTATTTCTCCTTATAATAATTATTTGAAATGTTTTATGCGATCTATTTAATCAATTAATGTTGCTTGATCAATTAAATCACTTAGCATTTTCTTAACCGTTTCCTTAGAGAGATGTTCACTATCTAAAAGAATCTCAGAGTTATCAGATTCTTTTATCACAATGTGTCCAAAGGTTCCTTCCGACAGATCAAACCAATTTATGTCGAACCCAGAACCAGCTCCCCTAATTCCAAATTCAAATTTATACATTTCTTTGTTTGTAAACATTTTATTTTATCCTATATTTTTGATGTTGCTATTATACCACACTATTTTATTAAAAAACGACCCGCCTCGGTCCGCTGGCTCTTTCTCATAAGCGCTTATGAGGTTGACTTGCTCCAACTTCAGCTTGCGCAGGGCTTTGCTGGAATGCCTCGCGTGGCGGGTACTGTTAGAAGTATTATACTCTGTGTAAGAAATCTGTCAAGTGCTGATGTTTTGATGACAGTAAATATCACTCTTGTGTATCACAGCTGAGACACAAAACAGTTTGTGTCTCATAGAATAGCCAAAATGAGACACAAAAAAATCAGCCCACTGTTCTGGGCTGATGTCAAAGGATAAACCTTCCACCTCCATATAGCTGGATTGATTGGATTATAGCATATTATTATCGTGTAAAGAATATTGTAAAAGGTTTACATGAGTTCAGGATGATAGACAAAAAATGTCTATTGTTTTATACAAGGATTTGGTAATTCGTCACTTTTAGCAATTTAGTGACGAGATACGATTATTCCCACATAATTCTGTGCAGCTCGTCATCGTGCTCACGTTCTGCGTGCCGATCGGCTTCGGTCTTCTCAGCATCCGACTTATACTTGTGCCCTGAGATTATATCGTCAATAAGAGTATAAACGCCCATCCCAATCACAAAACCGATAACAATCAACATTGGTTCCATAAGTTTAGTATAGCACGATTAT